TAGTTATCTTTACCAGTTAATTGGATATAACCACGACCACAGAATTTAGCGCCTTCACCTGATGCTTCAGGGCCATTACCCATTCTATTACCATATACTTTGTTGGCAATTTTTTCAGGTTGTCTAGCATATGATGCAGCAGCGGCTTCAGTTGGGAAGTATTTTTTAAATGTGCCTGCTAAACCTTTAGCACTATAGTTTAAATTTTCTTTAGTTAGTCTAAATCCACCTGATTCGTGACCACATTGAGCTAAAAAGTGTGCTAAACGTAGTGGAGTGTTGATTTGAAATTTTTCCATTACTCCTGGAATTTGGCTAATTACTTTGTCAGGAACGTGTCCTTTTAATTTGTCTAGGTTCATATTTTAATTTTTAGTAAGTTACTACTCTACCATAAATATCAGTGTCAGGATATCTTACCTCAAAAATCATTGGATCAATTGATGGATATATAACACCTTGTTTTGTAGCTGATCTAATATCATACCCGTAAGGAGAATATTTACCTCCTACTAAGTTACTTATATCAACATTAATTACTGATTGTACTCCTTGTATAGCACCAATTAAATTATAAATGTCAGAATAGATAATAGGTTGATTAATTTGCCATTTAGATGTGATAAAGTAATCTTTTAAGATATTAATACATTTAGTTAATATTTCTTGTGAGTTATAAGCTGGTAATACAGTTATGTCAAAATTAACTTTAATATTAGCGTAATAAGCATCTTTAATTAAAACAGCATCACTCATCATTTTATTGTATGATAAGTATGTTTTTAAGTTTTGTTTAATAACATTAGAAGCTGTAGTTAATTTACCATCTAAATTGTTTGATAGAATATAAACTGAAAGCGCTAATGGATTACTTGTTATAAAGTTTTGTCTGTCCGCGTCATTAGTTACTAAATAATCTTGAGTAACATAAGCTTTACTTACATAACCATATCTAGAAGGCATTGATAAAGTGCGAACTAAATAGTCAGCTTTAGTTACGTTTCTATTTTGAGTTGGGAAGTTAGCTAAAGCTTGTAAACGAATTTCTTCAGTTGTTTCACCTGGTCCACCACCTGATGATGGTTGAGTATTATTAAAACGAACTGAATTTTGAACTATATCAACTATAGCTTGATTTAAATTATATGAATTAATATTAGTATTAACTAAACCATTTAATCCAATATCATTTACTGGTAAGTTAGTCTCAATACCACCACCCACTAAATAAGTTACTGTTAAAGTAGTATTTGCAGGTGCGATACCATATTCATTAGTGTATAAGAAGTTAGATGGATCATAAGCCATAAACATTTTATCAACTCCATCCACTAAACCTAAACCAACGTTATCTGGATTTGGTATAATAACTTCATCTGGTGATGATGTAACACCACTACCAAATTCTATCATTAAATTACTGTCGTCATCAAAACGTGTAACAAATCGTCTATCTACTTTTTTAAGACGTAATAAAAAACGAGCACTATCATCTTCATTATAGTAGTTAGGTTCGTTTACAGGTATATTAAGCGATTCATCAAATATAGCATCTTGCGCTAAATACGGTACCTCATACCAAGTATTGTTATCACTATCTGTTATACTTAATATTTGAATAATATTATTATCATTAATAGTTACAGTTGGAAACTGTTCAGGATTATCAAAATTAAACGTAGTTGTTTTAATTTGTCCTGATATAGCATTAACTTGTTTTTTAGCTAAGTAATACTGTATGTTACTAGTACCTGTATAAAACTGATATGGTGATAATATTGTTGGATCAAATGAAGATGAGAACTTAAAATCAACACTATCTTGAGTTATAAAAGTAATATTAGGTCTAGATATAGATTTAATAGAAGAATACTTATCTATTGATAAAGCATATCTATAATCTGGGTAGTAATTAGGGGCTCCAGTACTTGGAATTAATTGAAATGTATCTAAATTAACTGTTGAAGTTATAGTTACTTTAGGTCTATAACCTAAAGCGTAAGCTAAAGCGATAATATTTTTTCTTTCTTGAGCGTATAGTAATAATGATTCTTGTAACTGATTGTCTGCGTAGAATGATAATATATCACCTACATAAGCAGCCATTTCAATAAACATATTACCAGGAGCAGATGGACTAAAGTCCATATAACTGTTCTTGAAGTATGTTCTAGCATAATTGATTAAGTCCTGTTTTAAGGTACTAAAATCTTTATCATAATATTTTATATCAGGTACGTTTGCCATTATTGTGTGCTTAATTCAGTTGTTGAAACATTTAATACTAAAGTATCAGGTTGGTTATTTATTGAGTAGTCTAAAACTATATTTACAGTGTTACTTTTATCTGGAAATTTCCTAACATATAAACTATTAATTATGATGTTAGGTACATAATTATATATTTCTTGTTCTAGTCTAGCAGCAATACTATCAAATGATGTGTCTGGTTCAAATAGAGATGCTCTTAAGTTTCCTCCAAAGTAAGGATCAAAGAATCGTTCACCTTTATTTGTTAATATATAATTAACTAGGTTAGACTTAACTTGTTCTTTAGTTGTAGTGGTTGTATAAAAAATAGCATCATCATTGTTAAATAAAATACTGATACCTATTCCTTTAGGTTGGCCTATATCTTGAGGGTTGAGACGATATGTTGGTCTATTTAACATTATATTTGTCCTTCTTGTTTCATTTTAGCCATTAAGTTGGTAAAATCAGGCACAACATCTATTCTAACAGCATTAATATCACTTGTTGGTCTTGTATTAGCGAACATTTGGTCTACGCTTTCTACTACCACTGGTTCATTTCCATGTGTGTTCCCACTGAAGCCCATAGCGTCTCCTGTTTTCATATCAGCTATTGTTCTCCACTCACCAGCATTTGCTGTCTCATTTAAAATTTGGTTCAAAACATCATTGTTAGAAAAACTCATAGGTTTTGAAGGCTGTGCAGGTTTGGCAGGTCGTATTGAATCGACCATGGAATTTTTAACAGCCGGCTTTTTGGACTCTGCCACTACCGGTTTAGAAGATGGTGCTTCTAATAATAATCCTAGCTCTTCCCTTACAACAGCTTGTACTTCTTCACGTACAACTTTTCTTAATAATTTTACGAATGTATCCGCTTTCATGTTTATAAATATTTTATTATCCTAGTATTTGTTTAATTTCTTCAAATAATTCATCTGGTGTTTTACTTTTACTTGGCGCAGTTTGTGTTATTTTTAATTTACTGAATGAATCAAGCGCCTGATATTGTAAGAATCCACTAGGAGTTGTCACTAATTCTAATGTGTAATTCTTACCATAGCTATTAGTATACTCAGAATTTATTGGAGCTGCTGAATTTACCCCAGCTACTGTGACATCCATACCTTGTGTTGTCTCACCAGTATTAATGATGAATTGAAGTTGGTTGACTTTTGTTTGTGTTTTGTTTAACATATTTCTGAATATTGGAGTTATAACATTAATTGCAGTTATAACACCTTGATATGTGTCTACTTTCTTTTGATCCTTTTCTAGTTGTTTTAGACTTTTATTTATTTTAGGTAACAAAGCAGCTGTTATTGGTTTAGCGCCACCTGGTGTAGGGGCTGCTAATTCAGTTTGAACAGATGCTTCTTGTGTTCTTATTATTTTAGTTTTTATTTTAATATAAACTTTGATAGCTGTTAATCCTATATTAATAAATGTTGATACTTTAGCTAAAGCATCTAGAGTTGTTTTTAATGTGTTTAGTGTTTTTATTAAATTAGCTTTCTTTCTATCAAAGTTTTGTTTGAAAACTTCATAGTTTCCCTTATTAGATGGAGTGAAAGTAATTACATTATTCTCAACAGTTAATACACCTTTATTCTGAAGTTGTTTTTTAACATCCTTAACCATTTTTTTAATTAAACCATCAGCTATATTTTCAGCTCTAATGAATTGAAGTAATATAGGGGTTAAAACAAGAGCTAGGGCAGCAGAGGTATCTTTAGTACTTTGTTTAGATTGATCTTTTAAATAATCAACTTTATCGTCAGCCGCTTTTTGGATACTATCTGATTGCTGTTGCTGTTGAGTCGAAATTAACTCAGCTGTTGCTTGGTCGTTATTTAATTGATTAGCCATAATTATACTGAATAAACTGTGTCTGATTTTACATTACCTGGTTCAGATAATTCTAATTTAATATTTTGTTGTTTCAATTGTAAGTAAGTAGAAGCTATAGCTGCTAATGGAGGAAAAAAAACAGCTGCGTTCATCATTTTAGTATAATTTGCTGTTACATCCATTGTTTCATTATATACTTCTTCTAACTTGTTTCCTTTAATTGATGGTTCAACTGTTCTACCTTTTGTCTCTAAACCAAATTGTATGCGAGGAGCATTAACTAAAAATTGATTATCTGAGTTTGTACTGTCTTTAGAACCAACATCAATAGTAACTTTATTACCTGATGATAAGTTAATAAATTGTTTTGAATTAATAAAAATATCATTAGAACGAGAGTTAAGTACAATTCGTCCTGATGATAATACTATTTGTTCATTTTTATATGTGTTTATTGTATCTGTCATATTAATATTATGTTTGAGGTATTCCTAAAGTTTTTCCCCAAGTTGCTCCACGTCCACATTTAAATCTAAATATATATGTGGGTCCAACTCCTGATCTAGTAGCTACACCACTTCCCCAACTATATGTATTGTAGTTTGATTTTATAGTTCCTATTTTTACACCTAGTAAAGGATTATATCCGCTTGAAGAATTAGATATAATATCCCAAGTACCTGGGCGGTTATTTTGAGTATCAGATACCACTCCTATATGACCATTACGAGTAGCAATAGTTATTGTATCTACAATATCTCCAGGTTGTAATAACTTCATAGATGTATTTTTCCAATAATCTATCCCTTGTCCAGGTTTATATATTTCAATTTTTTCAAAATTTAATTTGTCTTTACTAAGGTAGTCATATATTAGCGCTGTACCAAATGCATATTGTAAATATGTTCCTACAATAGGTTTAGCATTTTTTGTATTAACCCATGTCATACCATGTCCACAAGCGTACATGTATATAATACTCACACCCATAGCGCACCCTAACTTTCCGTTTTGAGTGATTTCAGGACAGCCTGTAGATATATCAATACATGTTTTAGCAGCAGCTACAAAATCATATATTGGAACTATTTTACCTAAATCATTTCTAGCTACACCGTCAGAACCTTTACATGGTTTAATAACTCTTTTAACATTAGCTGCGCTACGTGTTTGATTTGATTTAGGACAACCTTCAGGTATTTTAGCATTAGTTTTTTCATCCTCAGATTTTTCACCATCAGATAAGTTATTACCCTCAATACTTGTATCAGTAGGATCATCTTCAATTCTACTTTCAAACTCAACTCCTTCTTCTACTCCTTCGTAGGTAAATTTATCCTTATATGGAACAGATGATATACCTTTTACTTTTACAACAATATCTCCACTTTTACCATTACCTACAAAAGCTATTATTCTTGTTGTATCTAAAAAAGAAACACTATCAGCAGACTCACCACCAAAAGTAACTTGTGTAGCTGAATTTATAAATCCAGAACCATCAATAGCAATTGCATCTCCTTTTCTACCTTTTAAAGGAGAGACATTTGTAATTTCTGGTATTACTATTTCTTCTTCATTTGGCATCTCTCCTGATGTTCTAGTAGGGGTTGTAATTTTAGATTCTTTATTTTCTAAAATTGATTCTTGGTTTACATTACCTTGTTGTTTTATGTCAACTGGTATTTTACCCATTGATACAAAAGATGTATCTTCATCAACATTTTGTTTTATATTACCTTGATAGTTATCTTTTCTTAATTGATCTAAATATTCAGGTCTTCTAGCCGCGTTGATGACTAAACCATCATTCATTACTATTTTAGCTCCTGTTCTACTTTCTATAGAAGTTTCTCCAGGATTTATATTATTATAATATTGTTTTTTATTATCCATTATACCTCAAATATTTTTTTATTTTCTTTCCAATTGCCTATAGATAAATATTCGTTAGCTTGAGTTAGTCCATTTGGAGCCCATGAACCGCCACTTAAATTCTCTGTGTTTGCCATAGATGTTCTAACAGGATTGATATCACCACCCCCACCAAATAATCGTAATCTAAAAGCTAATTTTCCACCTGATCTTTCATCTCCACCTTTATCAATATATTGAGAATCTTCTACTCCATTAGGTCTAAGAAGTTTATATTTTGGGTTTTTAAATAATTCTGTTTGTATATAGTAATTAACACCTGGTTTAACTAAGTTTTGTCTTACAAATTCTTCAGGGTTATTAATTATTTTTGGATCAGTACCGCTACTTACTTTTGTATTGTATTCAAGAGTATATAACCAACATCTATATTTTTTAGTTATAGGTTCTTGCAATATTTCAGCTCCTAAAACCATACCTATATGTCCTGTACCATTAGGATATGTCCAGTTAAAAACAGCACCCTTCCATGATTTTATTTTTTCAATTTGTTTTAATCCTTCTTTTGATAAGTATCCTCTACCTCCACTCTCAATATCAGTACCTAAGTTTAGTGTTATTACTTCTTTAAAGGCATTTGAAGACTCTGATATTAATTGAGAACTAGAACTTTTAGGAAATCCTCCAAGATTACCATAAATATCACCTTTTTGATAATTACAAGCAGCAAAAGCAGCACCTATACCTGCGGAGCAAAATAAATTATCAGGTGTACCAGGTACAACTTTTAATATTATTGAGAACATTGGTGACCATTTATGAAACCATCCATTAGTTTTTTGATAAGCTAATTTACCATTTTGATTTATTATAGTGAGAGGAGGCATGTTCTTATTAGGAACACTATCTGTGTTAGATAAATTAGGATTTAAAGTATTAATAGTTCCTAAATTATCTTTAGTTATAATATTTGAAGAAAGAGTTGGTGTGTATGATAACAAAGAAAGGGATGAAGGTGCGAAATAATTTAATGGGTTCATCAAAATAGCTGAGTTTGCAGCATTTTTTGACTTACATGTGTTTATTGTATATAATTCAAGATCATTTAAAGCAACTGCCATAACTTTTATTTAAGAGATATTATCAATATTATAAAAGAAATCATTAAGTTCCTTTAATTGTTCTGGAGATATTGTGCCTTCAAAACCAGATCCTTCACCATTGTCTCCATTACTATTAATCCAAGCACTATTATCATATGATGCCTCATCATTAGGTAATGTATCTTTAGTTTGAGAAGAAGTAGGATATGAAGGTATAGATATCGCAGATGAACTAGCGCCAAAATCAGGAAATATAAAATTATCAGAGGTAGGATTTAAAGTATTTTGGTTTATATTACCTTGTTGATTCATATCAACTTGTCCTGTTCCAACATAGAAAAATGATCCTTCTTCATCAGGATTTAAATTAATATCTCCTTGATAGTTTTCTTGACGAAGTTGATCTATATATTCTGTTCTTCTAGATGTAGTAAGCAAAACATTACCACTGTTGTCCATGACAACTTTAGATCCAAATCTGTTCTCTATAACTTTTTCGTTTGGATTTAAATTAGTATAGTATTGTTTATTACTCATTTAATTTACTATTCTTGATTGATTTTGTCTAGCTTTATTTGGGGTAGAAGTTCTACCAGGTGTGGAAGGTAAGGAAGGAGGAGGAAGTTTAAATCCAATAAATCCATTAGCATATCCTTTACCAACAGTTGTTAAAGCGCTCCAATGATCAGTACGTCCCATTGATGAAGTTAATTCTATAGGTTTTTGACCATCAACATTAATTAAAGAACCTGTACCAGGATATCCACCACTAAAAACATTTTTTATAGGAACTTTATAAAGTCTAACAGCTTTTTCAACAGTGGTTTTAGCAGTATTACCTGATGAATATGGTTCAATTATGAATAATTTAGAAGGAGCTACTAATCCACTATTCATTATATCAACAGCTCTTTCACATCCTTTACTAAATAAGAAAACAGGAATATTTGGATTGTTTCTCAAAAATGTAGTGATAGTATCTAGACTAACATTGTGTCTAAGTATACTCACATTTCTATTTATTCCAAATCCTTTTTTGAAGAGTTGTAATTGTTCTTCTTGTTTTTTATAACTCTTTTGATCTTTATCATCTAAACCAGATATTACTAATGCTTCATAAGTACCAACATTTGGTTCAAGAGGTGGTTGTATATCATCTCCAGGAAATTGAGTACCTGCTCCTATTAATAAGTTATTATCAAAAGCAAATCCATTATTTGCAGCTAAATAATTATCTTGACTTGGTAATAAATTTACTGTGGATGGTGATAATACAGATGTTCTAACAATAGTATTTTGTGCTAACTCTTGATCAACAGATATTGGAGGTAAATAGAATAAAGTTCTTGATTCAGCCTCACCTAAAATACCTGATTCAGGAGATGGTCCATTAAGTAATGGAACTATGTCTCCAATTTGAGGTAATGTGAGATTATCTTTATAGAAAGGTACAGCTTCACCAACTTGATTAGGACCAATATTTTGTCCTGATAGGATATCAAAAATTATTCTTCTACTTTCATTATCAACTCCAGTTACAACTCCATAAAAATATGGAGATGTAGCTTTATTTCCCATAGCTGTCGCTGCGGAAGCGTAAGCTGATGGTTTACGAGGTTGTTTAGTATATGAGGTAGCTGATTTAGTTCCCATTTCCTAATTGTTTAGGCTCATTTATTTTAATGCCACTAATTTCTTGGAATAGTAATTCTTTATCGCGATCACTTAATAAGCCTCCATCATTATCACTTGTAGTATTAGACATAGCACGTTGAACAATACCTGCCATTTTGATTAAGGCGTCATCGTTCTTAACAGCAATTTCCATATACTCTTTAAGTAACGGTACAAGCATCATAGCATCGCCTGGCTCTTGAATCATTGGTTTGAGCTGGTCGATTAATGATTTAATTTCTTTTTCCTTACGAGTAGCATTTTTATATATGTCCTCTAGTAAGTTTGAGAAGGTTTTGTCTTTAAATATAACTTGATTAAAATCCATATTAGTGTTTAATATAAATATGGAAAGTGCAAAGAGTTACAGCGCCATTGTGACACGTCCATGTTCATAAAACTCATTATACTTACGAATATATATTACTTTTAGACGTTTTATAATTTTAGTAATTTGAGGTGTTGACGCTTCAGTCATTTCCTTAATGTAGATGTATAAGGCTTTCTTATTGAATATATCTAAATTTTCACTTTTTCTAAACAATTCCATAATAGAATCTGCTATTTGAGCATCACGCTGTTTAGGAAATAAAACAAACATATTGTGATCAATATATTTAACAAATTGCTTCATAAATGAAACAGGTTGAATATCATGAGCTGCTTCACTAATATTTACTAGATCAATCAAAATTGTTTTATCCTCATCAATTGCTTCAACAGGTGCCTTATCTTTTAGCTTCTTGTAATTAGCGTTATTATATAAAATAAGATAACGTTTAGCAATAGTACCGAAATAAGAATAAGCTTTACCTTTACTTTGGTTATAAAGATGTAGTTTTTCAAGTAAAAAAGCAACCACTTCATGTTGTAATTCTGGTATTGTATCTACTTCAGTGTAGTAAAACTTAAAAGTATGAATGATATTTTCAGCCAACTTATGAAATGCATAATTGATTTTTTCATTAAAAAGTTTATTACGTTTTTCAGGACTTTTTAATTTTAAATACTCAACAATAGCATCTTCAGTTTCTTGAGTAAAATAATTAATTGACTGTTTTGGTTTACGTTTACGAACAGTCCCCTTCTTTGTTAATAATACTTCTTGTTCTTCTGCCATGTTTAAACGTTCTTAAGGTAGTGGTTTAACGAATCTTGAATATTTTTTAAACTGTTAAAGAAAAATCCTATCTGATCATCTGATTTAAAGGCTTCAGTTAGTTCAACAGCATTAAGTTGTCTATTTGATTCATCAACAATAGCGGCTACACTATCAATTATGATTTTTTGTTGAGTTGCAATTTGCTCTAATTTAGCTACTTTACTATTTAAATTCCAAATGATGTAGCCAACAACAGTGACTGCCCATAAGATAATTGCTATAATTCCTACTATCATATATTTTTCATTAGTTCAGCTAAAGCGGGGTTGGCCATTGTTTTAAGGGCTTTCTGCTTAATAGCTGAGTTGTTTTTATTTAATTTAAAGTTACTATCTTTCTTAGGTGTTTCTTGTTTTGGGCCTAATAACTTAGGTAACCATTCCTTTTCAAATTCAATTCTAGCCGCCATTAAATCCGCCTGATGTAAAACATATACAAGTGAAGTACGAGGCTTAGTTTCAGGTGTGAAACCCATTAAATAGGCCTTATTTGATTCATCATATAGTCCATCATGAGTTCTAATAGCTATCATTTCGTTTTTAGTAGGTATAATACCATTACTAAGTAACAAATGTAAACCACGATCAGGAACAGTCATATACTCTAAACGATCATTAAACATATAAGTCTCGTTTAGTTTATCTCGTCTCCATTGATCTGTCTGTTCAATATATGCTGCGTTTTGTTCATCTCCAAACTTACCTAAGTCATGATTGATAGCTGAGAATACTAATTCCTCAGTTGTATAAGTATCTATCATTCCAAACTCATACCATACAGTATTGAATGCTAAGGCAGCAGCTACTACTCTATTTACATGGTCGATATAACCACCTGGAAAGCAGTTATGATACTGAGATTTATGAGATGCAGGCATCATAATGAAGCGTTCCTCATGTTTAGTATAAAACTCAAGTAAGAGTTGTTTACGTGGTTCTGAGATATATAGTTCTATATTAGATAGAAACTTATCCCAATTGTCTTTGATTTGTTCTGGTGTTAACATAACCTATTTTATTTTGTTTTAGTCTTGTTCAGAATTAACTAATGTTCTAAGTTCTTCAACTTTATCTTTCATAGTTGAAAGCATATCTTTAGCTTCCATAATGTTAAAGTTAGGATCTGAAAATCTAGAACCAAAGCCGTTTAACATGTTTTCTAATTGATCCAATTTATGCTGGATGGGTTGTTTGTATCTCATTTTATATATTTTTTAATTATAGTTACTAAATGTGGTATTGTATCGAATGTACGTAATTTATCTGTGGTATCCAATTCTGTTTCACCTACAACAACAACTACATCATTACCAGTTTCAATAAACACTATTGGGTATGTATCAGTCTTATATTCTTTCTCTATCTTAGTAGAAAATTCATCAAATTTGTTAGCATCAATGTCGACATAGGCTATTCCGCAACTGTCTAATTCACTTTTCAACCAAATGCAATAATCACAGTCACTTAACGTTAATACTCTAACTCCTACTTCTCCATTCATTCCTCTATTACTCATTCTAATTAATTTAGTGCTATAAAAAAATATGGAAAAAATCCTGGGATTCCAAACTCCTAGTCGAGGTCATCCAAACTTTCCCATCGGCCTTTACCGGGGATTTAACGGGGTAAATGCTGTTATATAAATATATATGAACCATAGGAGATAGCCGTTTAAATCGGGGCTAAGGTGTATTTATCGCCCATTTTTTTAACGGTGGATATAGCGTCACGAGAGTGCATATAAAACATTTCTCTATTGCCCGCAACTCGAACAGCATCTAAATGTTCATGAATCTCTTGTTCTAATTTATATGAGTTGAAACATTTAAAAGAGTATACAGGAACCCATGGAGTAGGAACACCTGTTGCACCTGATATTTCCTTTGCTCGTTCGTCTACATCACGTACTGTCATTCCTATTTTAACCATGTCGGGCATTGACTTGTTCACAAGTACATAAACGTACTCGGTAGGAACTAAGTTACCACTTTGATCGACAGGCGAACTTTGGTAGTAATGAATAAACTCCCAACCCGGACTAGCCGGATCAGGAGTTAAAGTAAAAGCAACGGACTTGCGACAAATTTCCTCTGGCGATAACCTTTCTGAATCTAACCACTTATAATAGTGAGCTTGTTCTTGTGTTATACGTTTTAGGTCCGCCATATTATTTAGTTATATATTTTACTAATTCTTTATTTAACATCATCAATTTAAACTTATTCGGGTTACTATTATAAATTGACTTAACCATATTATAACAAACATCGGTTGCGAATATTTTCTCGGTAACAATTTTACTGATACGTTCAATTAATGGTTTCTCAACTGCATTGTCCTTAGCAAAAAATTCTAAATGGTTAGCAACCCTTGTTCCTAATGTAGCGGCAATATCTGCTCTATAAGCTTTATCTTTACCAACTAATCCTTTTAAGGTATTCATTACATACTGTTCATCTTGTGACATGATATTTTCAGGTGAAATCATCTTATCCAATTTATTATTAATGAACATTGTAAACAAAGTACTAAACTCACTACCAACACTACCTTCTCCAATCATTTGAATTAATGGTAATGAATCTTCAAACGATTTAAGT